CGCACCTGACGGAGCATTTGGCGAAGATCGATATCGCGCAGCTTGAAATTAACAAGGTTGAAGCAGCTTCGAGGTCTACTTTTGTTGCCGGGTGGCGTCCATTTATCGGTTGGTCATGCGGCGTTGCTCTTGCTTGGAATTATATTGCACAGCCTATCCTCGTGTTCACGCTCGCGCAGACAGGCCACCTCGTCGATCTTCCTGCGCTCGACATGAGCCAGATGATGCCTGTCCTCATGGGGATGCTCGGGTTGGGCGGCCTACGGACCTTCGAGAAGTACAAATCGGTGAGTAAATAATGGCTACTAAATCACGAGGTGTCGGTGTTTCTGAATGGAAGCCGGTTGATATTAAACACGCGACTAGCATCGGACGCGGCACCAACTCGAAACCCAAGAATAAACACAAACGCCGCTCTTGGAAGCGGTACCGTGGGCAGGGAAAATGACTTTTCTTGAGAAGCTACGTAAAGAGTTAGAGGTGGATGAGGGGGTTATGTACTCCGTCTACTTAGACCACCTCGGCCTGAAAACTTGTGGTATAGGCCATCTTTGTCTGGAGGGGGAGCCTGAGTACGATTGGCCCCCCGGAGCACCCGTTACCGAAGAGCGCGTAGCGGAGCTTTTTGGGAAAGACATTAGTATCACTATGAATGACTGCCGTTGGGTCATCGACGATTTTGAGCAGCTTCCAGAAGAAGTACAGCTTATTTGCTGTAATATGATGTTTAATTTAGGTAGGCCGCGTTTTTCGGGGTTTAAGAAGTTTATCGCGGCCATTCATGTGCAGGACTGGAAAACTGCTGCAAAAGAGATGGCGGATAGTAAGTGGCACCGGCAGGTGCAGAACCGAAGTGGACGACTAATTACCCGTATGCTTGCAGTAGGAGAGGACGATGAGAGCTAAATATGTCGCTGCGGTTAACGAGCAGGGAGACGTAGAACCCGAACACGAGATAGAGGTGGTTTGCGCTAACTGCGGCTATGATCTGGACGCTGTTGAGCTTGAAGCTGATGCTTGCTCAGATTGTGGTAACTCGTTAGAATTGAAGCGTAGTGTAGCTATTACAGTGACCACACTCCCGCTGTTTGGGGTAACGTCGGAGTAACCTAGATGCCCCTTAAGAAGCTATCCTTAAAACCCGGCGTTAACAGGGAACGCACGCGTTATACTAACGAAACCGGTTGGTATGAGTGCGATAAGGTGCGCTTTCGGCAGGGATACCCCGAAAAGATTGGTGGTTGGCAAAGAATATCCGTTAACACGTTTCAAGGCGTGTGTAGGTCTTTGTGGTCGTGGGTAACGCTTGGTGGCCTTAACTACGTAGGTGTAGGTACACATCTTAAGTTTTATACTGAATTAGGTGGGAGTTACTACGATATAACCCCTATCCGGTCTACAACTACCGGCACAGCTACTTTTGCGGCTACGGCGAGTTCGGCCACATTGACTGTTACTGATGCGTCTCACGATGCTATGGTGGGTGATTTTGTTACGTTTAGCGGCGCAGTGTCGTTGGGTGGTAACATTACGGCGGATGTTCTAAACCAAGAATATCAAATACAAACAGTTCCTAGTTCTAATACTTACACCATCACCGCCACAGCCACAGCCAACGCATCGGACACCGGCAACGGTGGTGGGAGTGTAACCGCCGCCTACCAGATCAGTGTTGGTGACGCTATTTCTGTACCTCTTACGGGTTGGGGTGGCGGCGCTTGGAGCAGCGGTGTTTGGGGTACTGGCGGCACTACGGCTGCACCCATGCGTCTCTGGAGCCAGTCTAATTTTGGCGAAGACCTGATTTTTGGCCCTCGGGGCGGCGGTATATATTATTGGGATGTTACTGCTGGCACCGCTACACGGGCGGTAGGTATATCTACTCTAGGTGGCGCGTCGGACACCCCCACTATACAGAATTACATCCTCGTCTCGGATATTAGCAGATTCGTATTTGCGTTCGGGGCGAACACGATAGGCACATCCACACAAGACCCCATGCTTATTCGGTGGTCTGACCAAGAGGATGCCGCCAACTGGACCCCTAGTGCCACTAATCAGGCAGGTTCTCTACGGCTGTCTCGTGGCACCGAGATTGTTACGGCCCAGCAATCCCGTCAGGAAGTTCTCGTGTGGACCGATTCCTCGGTCTACTCCCTGCAATATTTAGGTGGTCAGGCTGTGTGGGGCGCTCAGATTGTGGGTGATAACATATCTATTGCCTCACAAAACGCAGTAGCCTACGCCTCTGGCGCGTCATTCTGGATGGGGCGTGATAAGTTCTATATGTACGATGGTCGCACGCAGGCTCTCCCCTGCGATTTGCGCCGGTATGTATTCAATGATTTTAACGAATTGCAGATAGACCAAGTATTTGCCGGGACGAACGAAGAGTTCCATGAAATCTGGTGGTTCTACTGCTCTGCCGACTCCACATCGGTAAACAGATATGTTGTCTATAACTATCTCGACAAGGTTTGGTATTACGGCAACCTAGCCCGTACAGCTTGGCTGGACTCTGGCACACGACAGTATCCGCTTGCGGCCACTTACACCTACAACCTTGTAAACCACGAAGAAGGTGTGGACGACAACGAAACCGGCACCTCTACGGCTATTGATGCCTTCATAACCTCGGCTGAGTTTGATCTGGATGACGGCCATAGGTTCGCGTTTATTTGGCGCGTGCTACCTGACATGACCTTTGACGGGTCAACGGCCTCTTCTCCTGCGGCCACCATGACTTTCTACCCGCTTAAAAACTCTGGATCTGGGTATATCAGCCCAGCGTCTGCAGGTGGTACTAGCTATGGGTCCGTAACGCGTACCGCAACGGTGCCGGTTGAGCAGTTTACACAGCAGATCAATACCCGCGTTCGAGGTAGGCAGATGGCGATCAAGATTTCGTCTGATGAGTTGGGTGTACAGTGGCAGCTAGGTTCGCCACGTTTGGATATGCGTCCTGATGGGAGGCGGTAGTGGCTCTAAACGATGTTGATATTAACTTTCGCGCCCCCGCTCTCCCGCAGCCGCCGCAAGACTATGACCGCGCAGCGTTTGACCAGTTTAACAATGTCCTTCGCATATATTTTAATCAACTAGATGAAGCATTGAGAAACGCTATGGCAATCCAAGAACCGTACGAGCTACAAGTTTCTAAAGGGCAGGTTGCCGGAGCTACCCCGCTGTACAAGTTTGCCCGTAACCCGGACGTAAATTCTACTGAGGAAACTATTTGGGAGCAGGGTGGTAATTACGTGTGGCCCACCGCTGCGTCTATTATGTATGTAAGTTCCTCTGACGCCAACGATACAAACGGGGGCACAGGGGCGAACAAAGTTAAAGTATTCGGGCTAGATTCTAATTATTTAGAGATTGAAGAAGAAGTTTCTCTGAATGGACAAACCCAAGTTGCTACAACCAAGTCTTATCTTCGTATATACCGTATGTATGTCTCACTAGCTGGGTCTGGGGGTACCGCTGCGGGTACCGTTTATCTAGCTTCTAGTGGTGCATCTGCAGGTGTCCCTACCGGCGATGTTTACGCGAACCTCGGTACAAATAACCAGACACAGCTTGGGGTGTACACTGTCCCTGCGGGCAGAACACTGTATTTGGATGATGTAAACTTTACGGCTGCAATATCTCAAGCAAATGCAAGCGCTACGGTAAAATTCAATATCCGGGAGTTTGGGAGCAACACCTTCAGGACCATAATTATATCTGAACTCCAGAGTAATACCCTCACTGATACTTTTACGTACCCACTACAAATTATTGAAAAAACAGATATCGAAGTTCGCGCCATAGCTACATCCTCTAACAACGCGATTACTGCGAGCTGGCAGGGTGTCCTCGTAGACAACTAAACGCTACATAGATATACTGTGAGCATCCCTTTAACGGAGGTGCAAAAATGGATCATGTAGCGCTCTTCAATGAGCTAACGAAGTTAATCAAAGTGGTTGGTGGAGAAGGAGCCCAAGCCACATCAGAAGATGACGATATAAGTGAAGTGGGTCTAGACAGCCTAGATATTGTCATGTTGTCTATGTATTTAGCTGAACTATATGGACTTGACGAAGAACAAGCTAAGAACTTACCAGTCAATACTGTAAAAGATGTATTTGACTACGCCGAAAGCACCGGCACTAAGAAACCCGAGTCTGTAGAGGCCGCTATCGAGGCAGTGAAATGATCTACATGACCCACTGCTCAAGGGTGTGCACAACAAAGAAGGTACTAATAGACGATATACCGTACCCTCAACACGCCCACATAATCCCGGACACATTCAAGAAGGCCAAAACCGGCCTGTTCTACCCCCCTCACCGGCTGCTGCAGTCTGTTCTTGCGCCGGATATCCTAGCGTATGTGCGTAATACGCGGACTAGGGGTAAGACAGCGTTTCTATTTGCGGCGGGTAATCAAGGGTGGATGGGCACGCAGGGTAGGTACGATAGAGACCCGACTACCACGCTCCACCACAAGGTCAAGATACCGTTTATTACCCTTACGAATATCTATGCTGGGCGTATAGCCGCAGAATTTGGCCCCGTAGACCACATATCAACCGATGCGACGGCCTGCGCCTCTAGCCTAAAAGTTCTTATGGACGTGCAAAACCTTATGAACCACTATGGGTTTACGCGGGTTATCGTACTGAGCGGTGAGGATGCGGTTAATAACCTTACCCTAGAGTTCTTCGGTGAAGCTGGGGCCAGCCTACTACATAAGGATGAGGGGGATGTTGCTCCCTCCGCGTTTGATTCTTTGAACCGGGGGTTCTATCTGGGGCAGGGGGCGGTCCTTGCTGTGTTTGAGAGTGAGCCTACCGAAGTTCCTAAACCCATTGCTCGGCTTCTAGGGGCGTATACAGCCTCTGAGGACTTTTCGAACCCGCTCGGCCAGCGTGAAGACGGTGCCGGGTACGCCAAGGCTATAGAAGGCGCATTATTTGTAGCCAAACTGGAACCAGATGTAGTAAAATTAGTTAAGACGCATGGTTCCGGCACCCCGGTTAACAATGCTGCAGAAAAAGCCGCGCTCACGAGTACATTGAGTGAGTTCATTGCTACTTCATACAAGCAGCGTATAGGACATACGATGGGTGCCAGCGGTCTTTTGGAAACAACTATGTTGTTTGACGACATTGCCAAAGGGCTAATCCCTAGTATCCCTAATAGAACTGAGCGTGACTCGGTATTTTTGTCTATGGGTTGCCCGGCACCAGACGGCGTTGTTCTTAGCTTGGCAGCGGGTATGGGTAATGTGTACTCGGCGGCGTTATTTGAGGCTTTGAAGTAGCTATGGACATAGTAGATAGCAATGAGAAGAAGCTAGAGGGGCCAGAGATTCTGGTTCTGGCGGCTAACTCGAATAATGGTGCCGCTGCTTCCATAGGGGATGTTTACGCCCCGGATGTAGCCCTTGCTACTATCGCCCAAGAACTGAAAATGCCGAGCGCTGATATTCGGCAGTATGGCAATACCGTGTTCTTGGGTCATAGGGGGAAAGGGCAGAACCGAAACAAGATGGTTGGCCGTGCGTTTAACGTGGATACGGGGCGTAACTTCGTTAACAATTCGCTCCAGTATATTAGGTATCTTCAGAAACGTGGTATAACTCATTACACGACTTGGTTTAACGGTGAGGGTTTCCTTAACGGGTTTCGGGTGTTCCAACGCCTCACAAAAGGCTCTGATACCCAGATCGGTATAGGTAAAAGAGCCGACAATGGTTACATTGTTTACATAAAAATAGGTAAACAACCTATTTTAGAGAGTATGTAGATGGGTTTCGTAGCAGACGCAGTTGGTAGTGTCGTAAGTTGGGTTGGTGATGCCATATCCGACGTAGCCGAATTTGTCGTTGACGACATCCTATCGCCGGTTATTGATGTCGTTGGCGGCGTTATTGAGGGTATAGCTGAAGACCCGCTCGGCGCAATTATCTCAATCGGTGCCGGGCTAACTGGTAATCCGTGGATCATAGCTGCCGCGCAGGCTGCCAACACCGCTAGAAATGGTGGTGATATAGGCGACATGCTGCTGGCTGCTACTGCGTCTTATGCTGGCGGTTATTTTGGCGATATCGCAGGTGAAGCTGTTGGCGGTTATGTAGGTGAAGCAGCGGGTGAAACAGCCGGTAAGATTGCTGGTAGAGCTGCATCAAGTGCTACTCGGGCGGGTGTTAGCGCGGCTTTGACTGGTGGGGATATTGGGGCCGCTCTTCTTAACGGCGCTCTTAGCGGTGCAGCCAGTGCCGGGTTAAGTGAATTAGGTGACTATGTAAAAAGTGAGTTTAGTAACTCTCTAGATGTAGATGAACTTAGCACAGATATAGATTTCGAGGGATTTGACGACACCTTCCTATCTACAAAAGATAGTATATTCAATGAATTATCGGATCTTGTAGAGGGCTTCCAAGAACTACCCGAAGTAGTTCAAGACATGGTAACGGGCGGCGCTAGTGCGGCTATCTCGTCACTCGTCACTACAGGCGAAATAAATGAAGACCTTGTAGCTGGGTCTATTATGAGCGCCGCCGTTACGACTGGTATTATTAAAGAAGCAATCGCAGATAGCGAGTTATTTACGGCTGACACTAACGAAGCCAGACTCCGCAGCGCTATGCTTACTAATGTAGTGAGCGATACTATTAAAGCTGGGTATGCGGGCGCAGATCCGTATCAGGCGTTTCAAGCCAGCTTCAATAACCAAGCTATATTGGGGCTAAGAAAAGCTATTGATGACGCAACAGAGGGTGGCTTAGACCGCCTCATTGACGAAATCAGCGGTGCTCAAGCCGCTGTAGACGAGAAATACACAGTAGCTAACCAAGCAGCGGCAGAAGTAGATATAGCCCGCGGCGTTGTCCAAGAAATCTACGACGAATACACCGCCGCAATCGACAAATATAACGCCGATATTAACGTAAGCATTACCAATAAAGCCACTTCTAACGCACGGCTAGCAGAGATCGACGCTATCAAGGCTCGGTTGGATGACGCTGTAGATAGCTACGAAATTGTTGATGCCAAATACACCACCGCTGCGGCTGAGTATAAAACCGCCACTGACGACCTTATTCGCTCTGAACAGTACATCGACGAGCTGATGCAGCCTGTAAATGAGGTTGCTACTAAGTATATGGTCGAAGCCCTAACGGGCTACTCCGCTGATGAGAACGGTGAATTAACTATACCTAATTTCCAAGCCGAAGAATACCGCGAGCTATATAATCTTCCCGAAGATGTAGATCCGTACCAGCATTGGCTTGCCACCGGTCGTCAGAACGATATTAGTCAAGAGGCTCGCGATACTAAGATAGATGAAACTATTCGGGCCAAGCTAGGCGACGTTATACTAGCGAATGTCGATACTAAACTTAACAGTATCGAGGACATTGATGATCTTGTTAATAGCGTAAAAGCATCTGTGGGTGGGGATATTGCTGCGGCCAATAGCGACGGCGTATTGTTACTTGCCCAACAATATCTGGATGGTGTTGAAGCCAGAACGCCTACCGGCAACGTCTCTATAGCCCGCGATGAGAGTGTAACCGATGCTGATATTGCCTCCGGCGAGGCATTAGCCATATTCAACCGAGTTGGTGAAGAAGTAGGTATAACCTTCACCAAAACCCCAAATCTAGGTGCGCCGGTATTTGATGCACGGCTAAATCGTACTGTGCAGCCGATATACGACGCTTCGTCCGGTAAAGCGGTATATATTGACCCAGTAACCAAGCAGCCCATTGAGGGCTATATATCTGGCGATATTCAGCCGGACGGTACCGTTCTGTTTACTGACAGCACTACGGCTATAAGAAACCTACCCCCACCTCCGCCTACCCTTGCTGAAGTAGCTAAAGTTGCTCCGGTTGTGGCCATTGATGCTGCGGGTAACCTGAATATAAATCAGGAAGAGTACAACAAGCTCGACTGGGGTACCCGGCAGCTTATTAATCTGTCTAAAAACGTAGCTGAGTTTGTTAACGAGCGAGAGCAGCTAGCTAAAGAGACCGGTGATATAGATGTAGATGGGCTTAGCACAGATTATGAAGAGCGCGCACGGAAGGTAAAAGATCTTGCTGCTTGGGGTCTACGTGGTGGGGGTGAAGCTCTTAAAAGTGTAAATGATTTTCTTGAGATATTCCTAAATAGTAGAAATAATCCTGTAGATCTAAGTAGTTCTAACCTCGCTAAGTTAGCAATTACTATGTCGTCACTTAGTGATATTACTGAATCAGATTTAAGCCAAGAACAGTGGAAGACTTTTAAAACAGACGTCAAAAACGCGACAGGAATAGTTGGTACCGCTAACGCAGTAATTGGAGGTATAGCTGAAGCACCTTGGGCAGTCCTCGGTAATCTCATTGGTACTGAAATTCTTCCAGAAGCATTAACTGCGGTTGCTGGTGGTGGTGTTGGTCTTGTAGTTAAAGGCGGTGCTAAAGCTGCTCAACTAAGTGCCCAAGCGGCTAGAAAGTGGGGTAGAGCAAGTGCATGGGGCACCGCTGCTGGCCTCCAAGTTCTTGAAACTGCGGGTAGCGCTGCCGGAGAAACCTACGAAGAGCTGTACGACAAGATGATACAGCTTGGTGTAGACCCTGTTCTAGCAGACCAAAAAGCACAAGAAGCGGCGGTTACTACCGGCCTTACTGCTGCATTGATAGAAGGTATTGCTGGTCGCATATTCTCGCCTACAGACCTACTTGCCTCAAACATAGCTAGTGGTGCTAATACGAAAGCACTGGTTGTGCTATCTGAAGGTATTCTGGAAAAGGCCACGCGTAAAGGAGCGGAGGGGGTTTCTAAAGGTATTCTGGAAACGGCCACGCGTATAGGAGCGGAGGGGGTTTCTGAAGGTATAGAGGAGGGCGCGACAGCGGCGTTGAAGATTGCTTTCCACGAGCAAATTGATCCGACTGTAACGCAGCGTGGCGGAGTATACGAGGACTGGCGTGGTGATATTGCTGCAGCGTCCCTCCTTGGGGCTTTAGCAGGCACGGGTACCGCAGGCGCTATTACACTTGGGGATGTGACTTTAAGCGCCGTTAGGGACGGTACATACACATACAACAACGTTATACCTGAAGAGTTCTGGACTCAGCAGGCAGAGTACGCAGCTAATAAACCCCAACCCAGCTCTAACCCCGCAGCGAACGCTGTTATTCTGTTTAACCCCGATATCAATGAGGCAGTAGCTAACGCTAACGCGCCTGATGCTGGCCCGGACGTTCGTGCACAGGCGCAGCAGACTATTAAGGATACGCTTGGTTGGGGTTCCTTCTTTGACGATCAGGGCCAAGTCCTTGATTTCTCTGAAGATGAAGACGGCGCATGGAGCTATCAAACTGCTACCGATATCCTCGACGCTGCTAATGACGATGCCTACACTACCTATGGTGAGGCACAGGAAGCCTATCAGGCTATCGAAGACCAGACTCCGTATACCCTTACAGAAGAAGACCTTGGCGGTTTTGTTGGGGAAACGCCCGATACAGCCGTTAGTGGCCGGGTCATTGATACGGTTAACCGTGGCTACGCTACACAGATCTTTGAGCAGGAAGGATATACTCCTGAAGAGGCAGACTACCTTGCTGCATTGTCGCTGGCTGAGAGCGGAGTTCTAACCAAGGCGCTTGGAACCGAATTAGCTACTCTGTATGACCCCCGTGCGGTAACGTGGGAAGAAGCTCAGCAAGCCTTTGAAGAACTTGGGTTTCTCGATGCGTTACCCCCTGATGTACAGAGTCTGGTCGGCCAATATGCTGAGTCCGAACTGGCGGGTAGAGCACAAGAGCGGCTCCCTGTAGCAACTTATAATGCGTTAGCCTCCCGCCAAGAACAGCAGGCGGCGGAGCAAGCTGCGTTTTATAATGCGTTAGTCTCCCTCCAAGAACAGCAGGCGGCGGAGCAAGCTGCGTTAGTCTCCCTCCAAGAACAGCAGGCGGCGGAGCAAGCTGCGTTAGTCTCCCGCCAAGAACAGCAGGCGGCGGAGCAAGCTGCTTTTAGAGATAGTGTTACATCGCTGATTGGTAAGCCCGCGCAGCAGGTAACTGACGCTGACATTGATTTTGTAACTGATCTGATTGCACAGCGTGAGGTTATGTCTGAACCCGCGCCGTTTACTGCACAACAACTGCAATACGATGTAACAGGTGATAATGTAATAGATATTAACGACCAAATCGTGCTACAAAACCTACAGCAGTCTCAGCAGACTGGGCAGCAGATTGGTCAAGCTACGCAAATCAACCCTGCTACGCAGTTTGCTACTACGGGTATAGCGGGCCAGATAGCCAATATGAACGCACAACTACAACGCCAGCAGCAGATGCAGAACGTACAACAGTTTGCTTCTATGTTAGAGCCGGGCGGTAGAGGTGCTATTAAGACGTTAGACGTTGAACAAGGCCCGCTATACTTTTATGATCCGATTACTTCGGAGGATATATTTGCTACCCCGCAGCAATCTGGGGTGTTTAATGCTGAAGACTTCTTTGGTTTGGGTCTAGCGGCAGCAGAGGGTGGTCTTGTTGAAGACAAAACAGATGAAATTATGAGTATTCTTGGAGGCAAGCGTGGCTGACGAACTCTATCCCGAAGATTATGATTCGCAGGATAGCGGCTACGCCGCTACCTCTTCCGGCGGCTCTTGGATCGACGATGTGCTGGGCGCTTTTGGCACAGATTCGGGTAAGCTACTAGAGACTCTCGGGCCTATGGCTCTTAACTACGGTATCAACCAGCTTTTTCCCGGTTTAACAGAAACTCAGCGGGCATATGCTGGATACCAAGGCGATATCCCTGAGTATAATGTGCTACGCCAACGTGTTCCGGGTACTAATGACCCCACTAGACGCCCCGGTAGTTCTGGGCAGCGCTACTTTACTGACGTGCAGTATGTTCCCCAAGGACAGGGGACGCCACCGGCCCTAGACCCCGCTGCTCTTGCGGCGGCTAATATGGCTAACCCAAACCGTCAGACGCGTCCTATTCCCGCTCTCGCCGCCGGAGGCATTGCCACTATGGCGCGTGGCCGATATCTTGGTGGGGACAGTGATGGAATGGCTGATAAAGTCCCTGCCCGCATTGATGGTCAGCAGGAAGCGCGTCTGAGTGATGGTGAGTTTGTCGTCCCTGCGGACGTTGTGTCCCACCTCGGTAACGGTAACTCTGAAGCGGGCGCAAAAGTGCTGTTTGCCATGATGGACCGTGTTCGTAAGGCCCGCACTGGCAACAAGAAGCAGGGCAAAAAGATTAACGCACGTAAAATGTTACCTGCGTAGGAGCTAGCTATGGCAAACGGAACTACAGGAACCGCCCAATCGACTGGGGTATCTACTCCAGCAACTAACCCCACCGTAGCCCAGCAGGGGTTTAATCTTGTTGGTACGCAGACGGGCATTGAGTCCTCGCTGTCTAACTGGGCTGGCCCCTATGTCATGGAGATGCTCGGTCGTGGTATGGCGCTCGCAAGCCAGCCTTACGAAGCATATACAGGGCAGCTTACAGCGGGTCCGTCCCAACTACAGCAGCAGGCGTTTCAGGGTCTTGCAGGGCTGGCTGTTCCGACCGAACAGATGGGCGCGTTTACGCCACAGTCTATTACTGATGAGGGTGTAGCCCAGAGCTATATGAACCCGTATGTCCAGCAGGCTCTTCAGCCCCAGTTGGATGAACTTCGTCGTCAGACTGATCTTGCGCGTATTGAGCAGGCAGGGCGTTTGTCCCGT